TAAGTTTGATCCTGCATGAAATCTATAAATAGTATTCGCACCATGTAATGCTGTGTCTAGCTGTAAAACAAAAAGTTCAATAATTGCTGAAGGATTAATTTTTTGAACTTCGCTGAAAACAGGTCCAGTACTCATGGTTCAAACACCTCTCTAAATGTAGCCTGTATCGTAGCTCTGTTTAAATATGGTATTGATTTAGTCCAAGATTCACAAACGAATTGAGAGGCACTTGCTTCTCCAGGTGGTGTAAAAGTGAAGCTGGCACTATCATTTGCTCTCGCATCAAGAAAGGTTTCTATTGTATCTGCATCTGATTCTGAAACTTCAAAAGTAAAATTAAATATTTTTGGATTCTGATGTTCTGCTAATCCAAATAAAATTCTGTGTTCAAACCCATCTGCGAAGCGAACCGTGCGTGTTAAAGGTGCAGATCTTTTTTGTTGTCCATATTTAGGAGCAATAGAAGGAAAGGTAGCCATTATGCAAGTAAACCTCCAGGTCTTTTCTGTTGTATTAATTCAGATTGTACTGCTGCTGAGATTACACGACCAAGTTCTCTACCTTGCTGTTCATCACCTTCAACAGAAGAACCAGAAGCATCTACGTTTACGACAACACTTGTAGAACCACCTAAAGCATGATTTGGTGTAATCATTCCTGATACTCCAGGTGTAAATATCTCAGGACCACGTTCTCCGACTAAATAGCCAGTCCCCCCTTTAACTGGTCCACCTTTTGCTCTGCTATATCTTTCCATGTCTGCAAAATTAAGTTCATTTGAGGTGTCAATTACAGGTAAATTAAAATTAAACATATTTTTAAATAACCCAAGAAATCCTTTTTGTATTTGAACAGCAGCTAACCTTGCAGCAGTATCTATAAAATGATCCGCAATTCTGTTTAACATACTTCTAAAAGCATCACTTACAGACATCGTTCCTTTTATTATTGAGGCAAAAGAGTTTTCAAATCCTGATCTTATAGCTTTACTCGCATCTATTATTTGACGCATAGGTGTAAGTAGTTCTCTTAGTTCATCAGTAGGTGCTCTAAATTCAGTAAGAAATTTTAATTGCTCATTTACTTTTATTGCGTTTTCTAAACTTTGTATCACAGCCTGATTTTGTTTGATAAATTCTTTTGAGAGTTCTTTTTCAAGAGCCAATCTTGCTTCTGCATCTTTTTTTAACAGTCCTCTAGCTGCCATAGCTGAATCTGCTTGAACACCTGTAGCTGTAACTCCAAATTCAGACTTATACCTCAAATTCATCTGTTCTCTTATAAATTTATTCTTCTCCTTATCTAATAACATTTTTTGTAATTGCAACTGTCCTTCTAATGAGCCTTCAGTTGCAATAGTTTGTAATAAACTTCTACGATTTTTTTCTGAAATCTCTGAACTTAATTCTGAAATTTTTTCTAAAACCGATTCAGTATCTCTAAGACCTGACAAAGTATTGAATATTGAGAATCCTTTTTCTCCAAAAGCAGATGTAATTATTTTCTCCATTTCTCCACCTAAATTTTTAAACTGTGCAGCAAGTTTTAATGCGTCTTCATGTGTAATGTCAAATTCTTTTTTTAATTCTTTTATTCTTTTCCTAGAAATTCCAGATGAGACACCCATGTCTATCATCTCTAGATTTAATTTTCTAACTTCTTTTCTAAATTTAGTAACCTCTTCAAATTTTGCGACTGCTGCTGTAGCAAGAATAGAAGCAGCAAATCCTCCTCCAGGTGCTAATGCACCACCAATTCCACCAGCAGCTAAACCTGCTCCTGCTTGGAGCATACTTCCTCCAAAGAGAAGAGGGAAACCACCTCCAATCATTGCACTACCAGCAGCACCTTTTAATCTACCCATTCGACCTCCAGGCATTGCAAACATACCAGTTGATTGTGCATTTTTACCAAATCCCATTTTATTGAACACATTTGGACCACCAGCACCAGGAGTCATAGCTTGAAAATTAGAAGCAGTAGCTTGTTGCTGCAATATTTGAGCAGTTCTACCCGTATTCCTTTCTATTTTTTTCTGATGTCTAGCTATTGACTTATCTATAGCAACTTGAGCTTTGTTAACTTCAGCAGGTTGAAATCTTCTGCTAAAAGATCTAAAACCAGAACTTTCTCTTGCAGCTTGACTTGCTGCTGTATTTGAACGCACTTGATCTAATAAACTTGTCCCTCTTAGGTCTTTAAGTAACATTTTTCTTTGAACTAATTGTCTGTTATATTGCTTCTCAACTTCTATTAATTGCTTTGCTGAAGTTAAATATCCTTTAGTACCAATAGCTGCTTTATCAAAGTTAGTTTTAGCTTGTTTTAAAACTTTATTTAAAGTTAAAAATGAATTTGGAAGAGTTTTACTTTGTTTATTAGCAAGTTTATTAAGTGTGGTAAGTTCTCTAGAGGTAGCAGATAGTCCTTTCCTTAATTCTTTTAACTGTTTTGAGCCTTTTACAGCAATCGCAATATCAACGCTATAATCCGCCACTTGCTTTAAAAACAAAAAACATTTCTTATATCTTACATCTTTCTACCTTTTAAAGCACTATTTCTTTGAGCAAGTTCTTGTTGTTTTTTATATTCTTCATTCTCCAACTCAGCATAAGCAGCCCAAGCAATCATTTCTTCAACAGTTAATTTTTCACATAGTTCACCTACAGTTTTATGAAGCTGTTTTGCAAGGCTAAATAAAAAATGCCAATCTTTATTCGCTTTTTAAATCGGCTTTAGCCTGTTTTACCTCCTTATCAGCACCAGCCTGTAACATTGCTAACTGTATCTGTTCAAGGACTGAGGCTTCGACTTCTCTTCTAAGAGAGGCTTTGTCTCCATCTTGAAAAAGTCTGTTACCATCTTTATCCAATGATTTTTCTATCATCATCTGCAATGCATAATCAGCATTATCATCAGTTCCAGTCTTTTTTTGTATAGCTTCTCTTTCTGCAATAGTTAATGGGTGCCAATAAACACTAAGCTGAATTTCACTGTCTTTAATTACTTCATGTTTATAAAGTTGTGAAACTCCAAACTTGTTCTTTAAAAGATCAACGGCTCTTACCATAAGTAATATAATGCTATTCTATTATACTACGCATTTGCAGAGAATTGACAAGATATTACACCAACAAAATGACTTCTGTCCTCTATTTCCAACATAGTTGGACCATTTATATCTTGTACTCTTGGTTTAACATTAAAAGTATCTGTATATCCTGAATCGTTTACAGAAGTTAAACCAGTAATAATACTTTCAGCTATGGAAGATAAAGTCGAAGTACCTTTTCCTTTTGGACAGTAAATATTACATTGAATAACTCCAGAATAAAAATTAGAAGAATCGCCTTGATTCTGAAGAGTAGATTGAGTGTAATTAATCATCATCATTACATATTTTTCATTTTTACCTGGAGTAACAAAAGGCACGTTGTCATAAACGACTGAAATTGTAGGATCGTTGTTAAGAATTGAGTCTGTTACTGCTTTTTCAAAAGCTGCTCTTGTTTTTACTAAAGTCATTAGAACTTTTTAAGATTAATTTCAGAATAACCTACTCCTTCTTTAGAAGAACCAAAACCTTCAAGTTTTCTTGAAGCTAAGAATAATTTACCTTTTTTCTCCTGCATATTTTTTTTAATTAATTGTCCTAATCTACCCTGAATAAAATTTTGAATTTTACCTCCTTCTAAAGCATAAGCAGCATATTTAGCTCTGTTTCCAATGAATACAGGTCTTTTAATATTGAATGTTTTTTCCACAGGAAATCTAGGTTTTATTTTAGGATTTGCGGGTTTAGTTGCAGCGACTTTTCTTTTATCTCTCCAACCTGCAAAAAATTCTTCTGATTTTTGTCTCTTAATTGTTTTCCAGGGGTTAAAATTTTCAACTTCATCTACAGCCTTGACAGCCATTGTTTGAACTTTCCAACTAGAAGCAAAAAATCCTGTATAAACAGGGCTATGTTTTTTAGTTGATAAACTTCTATGAACTTCTCTTATCAATCTATTAAAGTCTTTATTTAATTGATCTTCTACAACACCAACTGGATCGCTTTTTTGTAATGGTTTTCTTTTAGCCATCAAAAACGTACCAAAATGGTGTAAAGATAAACTTGGCCTCCTTTTTTAGTATCAATGTTGTAAATTTGACCTTTTACTGTATTGCCATCATAAGAAAACTGAACTTCATCTTGTAATTCTATTTGATTCCCTCCAATCAAGTCAGGAGTTATATAAATTTTAGCCTGTCTCATCTCTTTTCCTTCGTCTTCTTCTGATTTAATAAACTCTATAGGTACTTTTAGGTCAGAGAAAACAGTATCTACAGTTACCTGCTCCCCAGTCTCAATGTTATAACTAGAAACTCCTTTCTTTGTAAAACTGACAGTGCTATCAA